TGGTTCTCTACAAGATAGTCTATCGGTTAAATGATGTAATACCTCATCTCCAAGAAAAATAGCTACATGATTTAAAGTTGAATCTAAAATACTCATCAACAAAACATCTCCAGGTTCTAATTTTTCATTTGGTCTTAGTTCTCTGAATCCTGTTCTCCAAGCATAGCTTTCAAACAAAGGATCTTTCATAAACTCCTCTGGAGTTATGGGCCTTTCGTAATCTTTCAGTTTTATTCCTTTTTCTTGCTTGTAATAATCACGAACCAAAGACCAACAGTCTGTTACACCCCAGACCCATTGACGACCTAGCAAAGGTGCTTCATATCCTTGTGGCTCATAATATCCCCATTGTTTTGTTTTTGGATTGACTATGTGCCAAGGTAGTCCACTTTGTTCACAACTAACTTTATCTGCTTGACTAGCTATCGCTGGAGTTGATGGATGACTGTGAACAACTGCAACTATGTCTCCTAAATTATCTGCCTTTACATAATCCTCTGGATCAAGAATAAAACATTGATGTGCTGTCATAGAAAGATTACGACAGGGATAATACCTCTCTTTACCTCTAACGTTTAATAAAAGCCCAACAGATTCCTTTGGATCTTCTATTTCAGCGTGATTAAGTGCAGCGTCTTTCCAATTCATCCTACAACTGTACCTACTGACGGAAATTCTGCTCTAGTACATTGTCTGTTAGGGGCACGAATACCAGCAAGATCAAAAACTGCTGCTAATTCAAACTGAACAACCTCTCTATTTTCTGCTGCTTTTCTATCTATTTTATATATTTCTTGCGGAAACTCTGCTGTAGCATCTGGTGTTCCGTAAGGATTTATGTCGCCAGGAAAATTTACAGCGTCAATGAATCTTGCCAAAGTTCTGATACGAGTAACAGTTGCACCAGTGAGATCATTTCCAGTGGTTGTGGCATTTACTGTAAGTAAGATAGATGTAATTGTTCCCAAGGCATTGCTTACTGTCAAAGTGGGGCGGGGTAACTGCCCTTTTGTAAATGCAAACCCCTCTGCTTTTACGGGAAATCTTTGATATGTGTTTCCTGCCCAGACCACTTCTCCGTTATCTTTCAAAGATGAGCCAGCATGAAATCTATAAACTGTGGTCGCTCCATGTAGGCTGTTATCTAATGTAAGTGTGAATAATTCTATTACTGATGATGGGTTTATATTTTGGAGATTGCTAACGATAGCAGCACTGCTCATGGTTCAAATACCTCTCTAAATGTTGCTTGTACTGTGGCTCTATTGTTATATGGTATAGATTTTGTCCAGTTTTCGCAAACATATTGACCAGCACCCGATAAAGTAATCGAAACATTACCACTATTGGTGGCACTGGCAGCAGCAGTAACAGTAAAGACATTTGAATCAGTAACCGAAGCGACAAGGAATGTACCATCAGTAGCCGATCCAGAAGTGTAATCAATAGTAAGTTCATCTCCTACAGCTACACCATGACTTGTAATCGTGATTGTTACTGTGGTTCCTAATTGAGAGTAAGTTCCTGTTTTTGTAAACCCTTCTCCTGGTGGGGTAAAAGTAAAGCTGGCACTATCATTTGCACGACTATCAAGGAATCCTTCTATGGTGTCTGCATCTGTTTCTGATACGTTAAAAGTAAAATTATATATTTTTGGATTTTGATGTGCAGCAAGTCCAAATAATATTCTATGTTCGTAGCCGTCAGCAAAACGAACTATTCTAGTATTTGGTGCGGATCTCTTTTGCTGTCCGTAAGTCGGTGTGATTGATGGAAAAGTAGCCATTATGCAAGTAAACCTCCAGGTCTTTTCTGCTTAATTAATTCTGATTCTATCGCTGCTGATAATGCAATGCCCAACTGCCTTCCCTCTTCTTCATCTCCTTCTACATTAGATCCCGAAGCATCTACATTTACAACAACATTTGTTGAACCGCCAAGTGCATGGTTTGGAATTATAGTTCCTGCACGATTAGGAACAAAAAGTTCTGGACCTCTTTCTCCTACTATAGAAGGTCTGCCAACAGAAGGTCTACCACCATTAGCAAAACTATCCATAGTAACTCCACCTGCTGGTCCTCGATTAAAACCTGCAAAAACGTCAGTTGTTCCACCCCCACCGCCACCAAACAAACCTCCAAGTCCACCGAGTATCGAACCAAAGAGTCCACCACCTCCTAGCGTTCCCTGTGGATTACCAAAAAATGCCATGTTAAACGCTGCATCTATCAGTTTGTTCAATACGTTGTTCAACATATCGTTCAATGTAGAAGTACCACGAATCATTCCTTGGATTCCCTGTGATATGTCAGTTGCTATTGTCTGAGCCATTCTTTCAAATGCTGCTGCTGTCTCTTCCGCTAACTTTTTCTCTTCGGTTAGCATCTGTATTTTTCGTAGTTTTTTTCTTAATTCCTCTTCATCTTTTATTTCTCCCTCTTCCTTCATCTCAGCTATTTGTTTTTCTATCTCAAATTCTTCAGAACTCATAGTAAAACTACGCTCCAGCATTTCTATTTCCTTATCTAAATTTTTAACTCTAGCTTTTTGTATTGATTCGATCATTGCATCGGCTTCGGCCTCAGTATCTTTTAAATTAATCTTTTTCTGTAATGCTACAATTTCATCTTCTATTAATTTTTTTGCGTCTTTTACATCTTTAAGACTTGGCTGACCAAATAAACCTGATCCCTTGTCTTTACCTAAAATATCTATTGCAAGATTACCTCTGTCCTTATCACTTAAAGCATCTTTACCAAAAATATTAGATAGGTTTCTTCTTTTCCCTAGTAATTCATTTAATTTTCTACCTTCTACTGTGTCTAAAGTGCTGCCAGAAGCCTCTGCCTGACCTATTAAAGCAGACCTTTCAATAGTACTGGCAATAAGTTTTAAAATACCAGAATTTTGTATAAAATTAGCCATAGAGTTCTTCATCAATGTCATTATTCTTGTAAAGTTGTTTCCTAACTCTGTCATCTCTTGACCAAACTTAGTCATATTGTCTACACCACCTTGCCCAATTAGATTTATCATTTTTTGTCTTGCTAACTCGAAGGCTGCCTCCTCATCTCCTAATTTTTTAAGTAATGCAATTTGTTTTTCAAATTCTGTTCCAGTTACTCCCAATGCTGCGGTAAGTGCCTCTACGTTTTTAGTTGCTGGATCTAGTGCTTGACCTAGTTTTGCTGCTTCTATACCAAGTTGCTGTACTGGTGCTGCAACGGCGGTAGCTGCTAAACCTCCTGCAAAACCTCCCATCTGACCAAAGGCTAAACCACCTAGTCCACCACCTAATGCACCAGCGGCACCGATTAGTGGTCCTTGACCAAATAACAGAGGGAAAGCACCAGAAATAACTGCACTACTACCAGCACCAGCAAGACGACTTCCAAAACCTTTCCTTGTTCCTGCTCCACCACCGCCTCCACCACGGGGTTTGTTCTGTAGATTAAATCTTTTCTTTTCAACTTCTAACGCTTGTCTATCTGACTTAAGTTGTTCTTGTTTTTTCTTTAATATTCTGTTTTCTAATCCAAGTCTTTGGCCCGTCTTTTTTATTTTTTCCTGCTCATTACGCAATATCGTTTTATTTGCTCTACCACCTTGAGCCAATTTATTTAACTTTGATATACGCTTTTCAAGATTATTTAACTGTTTATTAACAGTCCTAGTATTCAGTTTTATATTAACTTCGTAATTAGATGCCACTAATCTCGATAAAACATTACATTCAGTTTAGCGTACCTTACGATATTGAGCTTTCTTTTTCATATCTTCATACGCTTTTTCCTCTCTTTCATTTTTCAACCTAAAATATGCGTTCCAGGCATAGAGTTCCTCTACAGTCATGTTCTTTTGTAAATGACCTAAAGTAATTCCTAAAGTTTCCGCGACGAAAAACTGTAAATATAAATAATTATCTTTATCAAGTTGTGCTTTTTACGGCATCGGGAGTTGCCTCCTCGCTCACTTCTTGCATCTTAGTCATAAGTTCTAAAAGAACTGCTAGTGGTATCTCTCTTCTTAAACTAGGTTTGTCAGCTTCAATAAATAGTTTCTGACCATTTTCATCTTCAGCTTTATTTATTATCACTTGGAGAGCAAAGTCTAAACTTCCTTCTTCCTGACCCTTGTTTGTTCTTATTAAAGTAGCATTTATGGCATCTCTATCTGCAATAGTTAAAGGTGTCCAATACACTTTTACAATTAGTTCTCCATCTTTGTAAATTGGGTAACTACTTTTGTTAGCTATGCTAAATGCTTTCTTTAGCTTGTCGATTGCTCTTTCTGTTGGCATACAAAATAAATTAGTACGTTCATTTACTATACTACTACTTTATTACTTAAAGCCAACCTTTTTGAACGCTAATGCTATATCTTTGTTGATAAGACCACCCTTCGTATAGATATTGTACCAATTTGGTCCTCCCGTAGAAGTTAAACTAAAATCTCTGCCATGTTGAGCATAAGTAACCTCCTGACCGCTAATACTAGGTCTTGTTTGTCCTGGTGCGTTGATTGCAAAACCAGCATACTTAGCTCTGTTACCAACAAATAAATCTTGCCCTAAAGTAACATTTGGAACTCTTGGATTTTTTATCTGCCTGGCTGTTGGGTCTGGTATCAAATAACTTGGAAAATCTGGTTTTCTTTTCTTAGTTGCCTGTACAGGACTTTTTGATACTATCCAGTTTTCTCCAAATGTTCCTGTCCACCACGGACCTTTTTCAGTAAGAGAACGTACTACTGTTTTTGCAACTTCTTTTTTGCCTTTAGTTACTGCCTTTCCTAAATCTTTAGTAAAGTGTTTTTTAAAATCTTTAGGCATTGGCAGTAAAATCGCAGCTTACAACAGCTAAATAATGACTATCTTCCTCTACGTTTACGGAAGTTGGTCCTTCGATTGCCGATACTCTTGGACTTACAGAAAATGTATCTGAATATCCTGGAGCGTTTACTGAAATCAATCCATCAATTACTGACTCAGCTATAGCAGATGCCTCCGCACTTCCCTTATGTGGTGGTGTCATAATTCCACATCTTATAGATCCCGCATAATAATCGGATGCAGCACCATGCGTTTGAGTGGTGGATCGTGTAAAGTCCAGACTTACCATGACATATTTTTTGTTTTTACCTGGAGTAGTAAATGGCATATTGTCAAAAATTACTGTAACTGTATTGTCAGCAGCAGTTACGGCAGTTTTTATTGCGGTTTCAAATGCTGCTCGTGCGTTTACTAAAGTCATTAGAAAATAACATCAATGCGGAATAAATATTCTTGACCACCTTTTACAGTGAGAACATTTGTAATTTTAGCTGACCTGGTAGATCCAGAAAATGTAAGAGTTATTTCATCTTGTAATAAAGGCTGACTGTCTCCTATTAAATCTGGTGTTACATATAACCTTGCTACATTTTCCTGGAATCCAGTTTCTTCTGATGATCTAACAAATTCAATCGGTACTTTTATGCTGTAGCTGACATCGGTTGTAGATATTGCACCAGTTGAAGTGTTGTAAACAGGAGATGTTTTTCTTGTATAAGTAATACTGGTATCTAAAGAATCTCCTAAGTCAGCTATCACCTGTTTGGCTATATTCTTTAGTGCTGTATCTAGTTGTCCTGCCATTAGCCTCTAACTACCCTCATCTGAAAAGATCCTGCTCCACCTAGCATATATGCTCCAAGATAACTTTGTAACCAAGGATAAACATCCATAATATTATTTATAGCTCCAGTTCCCTGACTATCAGTATTATATTTTACCTGTATATCTCCTAATTTAACTTCTTCAAAATTACCATCTTTACCAGTAGTACCAGTAATAGCATCAGTATCATTTGCCAATGCTCTAGCTAGTTCGTATTGTGCATATTTGATACCATTAGGAATTTTAGTACAAGCCAATTCAACACCATCTACCTGATAATTGTTTCTTGGAAACTTCAACGCTTGTCCATCATCACATCTATCTCCATAAAAAACTAAAGTATCAATCCATCTAGCAGCAGATATTAATGATCTTTTCTTTTGATCGTCTGTTTTATTTGTCCAAGTAGAAGAATCTGGAGAGGTATCAAAATAATTATTAGCTTCTGTCAATGTGACATAACTATTGGCATTTTCTCCTTTTATTGTTGCGTCTATAGTAGCTGCCACGATTAATAAAGTAATTTAGTTTTATTGTAGCGTAAAGAAAAAACCCCACCAATAATTG